GGGGGGGGGGGGGCAAGAGAAATTTGAAAAACTTTTGTAGCAAATTCAAAAAAAGATTTTGGGAAAAAAGATTTTGGGTTGAAAAAGTTGGATACAGATCGGAAGGGTTTTCACGAATTTATTCGTCTTCACCCCACCGGGTACCAGTGGTGGTTCATGCACCCAGTCACTCCTAACGGAAGACGAAGAATCCTGACTAAACCTGTTACCAGGGTTAATTTTAGCATTAAACCCGCCTGGTATTGGTGCTGTGTAATCCACTCGATCACACTTGGCGATACCGTGGGAGTTTGGGTGGGTCGGGGTAGTCGTAGATGCCCTGTGCTGCCAGCTGCTTGATGTGCTGGCCATAGCTGTAGGAGGCACGTTTATAGTCTGGGTCGGAATCTGCCTTGTGGACACGATACATGAAGTAGTTACGCTCCTGTTCGAATTTAATATCCTGGTAATCACATTGGATCTCGTAATTCCTTTGTTCTTTTCGTACTTTCTTGATGTTCTGTTTCGCGTCCTGTACTTCATCCGTGCCCTGATGACACACCCGTTGCGGTGTCTTTTTGAAGGAATTCATGATATCGTTTCTGAACTTGCCACGCTTCATCTTCTTGATCCATGCCCGCCTCTCCATTAACCATTTGAATCCGGACTTGGATAGTGCTGAGTTGATGTCGGAAAATACAACACCGTTCAGGGAGCCGCGTGGAGTTATGAGGCAGTGGCCCTTTAACTTGTCGGCGTCGTTATCTGGCATGATGTATTGGGGGCTGATCGCGTATGTCTGCAGCAAGCTCGTCAAGCACGTGCCTTTCGCCCAGATGCGTACGTATGTCTTCATCACCTTGTCCCACGCGAAGTTGTTCGTTTCCAGTGCTGATTTGTTGTCGAAGCGATGGCCGCCGCTGGTGAACTGCACGATGGTAGACGGTATGCCGTAGGATCGCTCGTGAATTGTGATGGTAGACGGGATGCCGTCCATGGAGAGATATGTATCCTTGATGTTGGGCGTGTCTTTGTCCTCCCTGGAAGCTTCCTCCTTGGAAGCTACTTCCTTAGAGGTAGACATGTGCACGAGTCGGTCTGGTTTGGTCGGTTGGGTTTGAGGATACACATGTGTACCCCACTTACATACATGTCCCTGTGGTCAAAGCCGAGCACGCTTACACATGCGTTCCATTGTCATCAAAGCCGTCATGGAGAATGGTTGAAACGCAACAGAAATTTCACTTCCTCCGAAGACGTGACCACACGGAGCACGAAGCACGGATGTACGAGGTCGACTGTGGCTTCTACAATATCGTGGTAAGCGAGGAGCAGTTGAAAAGGTACGGTATAAACTACGCCAATCTACAGAAGGCCGACACAAAGGCCATGGAACTAGAGCGCGCAGAACGTCAACGGAACGCCGATAACATCCGGCGCCTAGATCCGCCGCCGCCCAAGTCAAGCAAGAGGAAACAATCGCCTCCACCTTCGTCTCCCCCGTCTCCTCCTTGTAGTCTGGAGTCGATCATTCAAGCACCCGAAAGGACGCGACCCCTTTATCGAACAAGAGGAGTCTGTATTTCACTCACTGGATGGTTCAGATCCTTCGGTGACTACTGGTTTTGATATGCAAATTGGGCGAAGAAGTCTTCCACTGTAGAACATTGCTCTACGCTCTTGATCTCTAACCTGTTTCTATGCTCAATAATGGGCCTGTGTACATACTCCTTCGACTTAAAAACAACAATAAAAACAACAATAAATGAGGAAAGAGTGTCATGAACGTTCTTTGCTTTGATACAGAGACCAATGGCATTGGCGGATTCAATCCTCCACGGCAAAGAGTTGTTCAGATCGCATGGGATCTTAATGACGAGGTGACTGACATATCGTACCTCATCCTTTTAAAGTCAGCGATTGTCGTAAAGTTGGAGTTTCTTTCAAAGATGCATTTGAAGATTTTATGAATGCATTGCGCAAATGTGACCTTATTAAATGAATTACGGTTGCGAAATATAGTCTCTACTGAATTCTTGAACCTCCTGCACTCTTCAAAAAACAATCAACATCTGCCGCATTCCAAAGACGGGGGGGTCAGAATCCCAAGGGTTGTGTCGCGCTTAGTGGCATTGGGTCGGATGTCATAGACGTAGATTCCTTTCGGTATATTTTGTACCATCCCATCATTATTGTTGCAACAATAGCAACTGCAATAAAACGTCTGTACATTTCTCCATTTTTATACTCCTTTTTGGGATGAAAATATGTTATATAAACTATTGATAGTGCAAAATAAAGAGTTGATAAAGTCATGTTGATGTAGTGAGGATTATTGTATAACCAGTTGTTCAATTCGGTTGGAAGATCAACTCCAGAATGCATCATGTGCATGAATCCTATTAGAATGTAAATGATGAAGATTATAGAATACTCTTGTCCATAAGATTCATCCTTTGGTGCTGGGGGAGGTGGGGGAGGTGGGGGAGGTGGTCTCACAACATCTACCGCATTGTCTTCAATGACAGGGGGGTTACCACCATCTGTAGCTGTAGTACTTGTGTTATCAATTGTGTTCACAGGAGGGGAGTCCATAGGGGGAGAGCCCATGGAACCCATAGAGGGAGAAGAGCCCATAGAGGGAGAAGAGCCCATAGAGCCCATAGAGCCCATAGAACCACTTCCCATGTCTGGACGTGAAAACGTGTTAGTAACAGGCGTACCTGTTACGGTAGAGTCTTGAATTTGATCTATCATAGCACCGCCAGAATACATGTATAAAATATCATATTATTTTTTTTCGTACTCTTGAATTGCAGGCAGCATTATAAGTGTAGCAAATGTAGATCCGAATATTTTTACAATGTCTGCATCAATAGTATGTAAATATGAAGCAGCAGTTATAGCCAAAAGCGTATAAACTCTTTCCTTTGAAATTGTTTCTTCAATTTCTTTTTTTAGAGAGAAAACAATTACAAGAGCTAAAATATAAGGCATGTGGTTGTCATCTTCTTCTTCTCCCTTTTTGTCTCCTTTTTTTTCTGTATTATTGTTGACGTTTTTCATGTAGTACAACCCCCCTGCTACCACAAGCAAAACCAGAGTGTTTGTATTGTTGTTTTCAGACATCCTTTACTATGTGTAGATATTTAATAACTAGAAAATGCGTATGTATTACCCAATATAATTTGATACTTATATATCAAATGGGAGGTATCCTGAGTAGCTTTTCGGAAGAGTCAGTTCACGAGTACATGGCCACGCCGGACGAGACATGGTCTGAGGTCGAGCTTGATGATTCCCGGGTTCCTAAGACATTTAGAATAAAGAAAATCAGCAATTATTTGATGAATTTCACAGAAGGTTCTACCTCGGGTAGGGTGGCACAAGCATTGGTAAGTTACGCTTGTTCATCTCGAGGTGTAGAATGTGAAATATCTTCATCCGAAGAGTTATGTGTGAATCTTGCTCTTAATGAAATAGTCGAGACTTTCCAAGATGACAGCATTGTTTGTATGAAAGTTCCTAAAACCGAGAAAAATATAATGCAATGTATTTCAAGTGGTTATCCAGTTTGTATTGTATTACCGGTGACTAATGAAATCTTAGAGAAGAAAGTTGAGAATCCTTATGATTCTAATGTTTTTGCTATGATGCCGGTAATACTGTGGGGATATTCTTCCATAAACAGGAAGTTTGCAGCACTAATCCCTCTTTCAGTTTATGATGAGCCAGTTGCTATTTCATTTGACCATGTTATGAACGAGGATTCTTGTGACTTGTATGTTGTTGATTTGAATGAGAATAAAGAGGATGAGGATCAGCCAAATACAGAGGAGAGTGATTCTTTGTTTTTGTGATTTGTGATTTTGTGAAAAAAAAATATTATGATAATATACATGTCAACTACCGTGAGCAATTTACCGCTTGCTGGTTTATCCAATTTTGGTACAATAAAAACAACAGGCTTGCAGCTTCATACGATAAGACAGGTATCAACTATAAATGCTCCTAATCTAACAGGTACAAATGGAGATTTGGTTTTAGATTCTGGTGTCACATCCAGATCTAACAACGGTCATTTGAAGATCAAGGGTGGATATGAAGGGCAAAGCAAGCTTGATGTACTGACAGCTGGTGTGTGGGATAAGTCAGAAAACGTTGGGCTTCTCACCAACAGTACTGTTACTGCACAGACACTTGAGGAACATCTGTCGACAGGCACGCTGATGACTGGTCTAAAAGTTCCCATGCTATCTGGGACTATGGACTCCTCTAAAGTATATGCACTTAGGAATGTCGGGACAAATGGCCACGTGGCATGGGCGAGTATCAATGACATCGGAGGTGACCTGAAAGTCTCTGGTAAACTGAGTGTTTCGCAGGATACCGTTCTGGCTGCAGATCTCTCGGTCGGTGGTCATACCGAGATGACTGGCAGCCTTGATGTGATGGAGAATCTTGATGTTGTCGGTAACATCAAAACAGACAGCAGCCTTTCCATTGGGGGCCGCCTGGATCTGGAAACTCAGATGATTGTTGGTGGTATTACAATTCTCAATAGCTCTCTAAGTGTAGCAACTTCTGTCACAGCTGATCAAACTCTCTCTGTTGGGACTTCCATCATATCACAAGATGCCATGTTCAAAGATTCGTTGAGTGTCGGAAAGGACAGTCAGTTTGAAGGACACATCTCTGTCTCTTCGGATGTGAGCATGAATGATCTTCATGTGAGAGGTCGTTTGTTCCCATTTTCGAATGGTCTTAGTGTAGGTGGCGATATAGTGTTTTTGAATTCCTTGTCTGTGAATGGTGAAACCGTTATTGCAAGCAAGCTCAGTGTAGGTGATAATGTCGAATTTTCAGGAGAGAATTTCACTGTAAATGGAAGCTCGAGTATTTCGTTAGGTAAAGCGTCATCGATAATAACTGTAAGTGCTGACTCATTCACCGCGCTTACACCTATCAAACTCGAAGGACACCTTTCTGTTGGAAACAGTACGTCTATTATTTTAGATACACCCATTCTGTCGGTACAGGGATCGATTTTTACCGAGAGTGACGCAACATACCGCGGCAAGCTGAATTTAGCGAATGATCTGTCGTGTGGGACGTCTGCCTTTGTTGGATCCGCTCTCACCGTGGTTGGAGCTGCCAGCATTGGATCAGACGCAGTGGTGGGTAACACACTTTCCGTGGGAGGTGCCGTCATCATCACTGGCAACCTAGATGTCCAGGGTACTACAACGACAATTAGTTCCACTACATTGACTGTCGAGGATAAGACTCTCGAACTTGGAGTGGTCGACTCTCCCAGCGATGCTCTTGCAGTTGGATCCGGACTGATTATAAAGGGAGGCACAGATAGATCGATAACATACACCCGAAGTGCAACTACATCTGCCAGTACACAACAGCTTTCTGCATTCAAATTGTCTGACGATTTAATTCTAGGAAAAAAGTCGATTCCCTTCGACTCCACACTGAACTCTAAGCTATCGGAGGATCCACGATCACAAGTTCTACATTTGGGCGACCTGGGGTCGACAGACGGCCACTGGATGATCGTGTCGAACATCAATGAAGGAACGCTTCAGTTTTGGTATGGACAGGATATAGCAGACGATCAGACCCTCGATGCTATGCCTTCCGCCAGTGCAAAACTTGCATTCGAAATAAAGAAGCCCGATTAAAAAATTAATTTGTGTTTTTTCTGGATTTTTTTTCTTTTGTAATAGTATCGAAAATGGGTGGCGGAGGATTAATGCAGCTTGTTGCATATGGAATGCAGGATGTCTATCTCACCGGTAACAGTCAAATCACTTTCTTCAAGAATTTGTATCGCAGACACACAAATTTTTCGTGCGAGGCGGTGGAACAGACCTTCCAGTCGAACTCGACCAGCTTTGGCAACAAGCTTGTCGCCGTCATTAGCAGAAACGGTGATCTTCTGCATAGACTCTGGCTCGAGGTCTCCCTTAAGGAGTCGACTGCAACCACTACCTACGTCTCGAAGTTTGGTCATGCATTGATCAAGAGTGCCGAGGTTGAGATTGGCGGCCAGAGAATTGACAAGATTTATGGCAGATTCACCCACCTTTGGCACAAGCTTTCTTGCCGTGCCGAGAAGGAGGCTGGCTACGAGCTCATGACCGGTAACGATGGTCCCGACCTTGTCTCTGGCAACGGAATGCAGGCTGCCAGAAAGCTTTACATCCCAATTAATTTCTGGTTCTCCAAGGGCTCTGCTGGCGCTGCATTGCCTCTGATCGCCCTTCAGTACCACGAGGTTCGCATTTCGATCGAGCTTGCCGCGGCGAGTGAGGTTCTCCGTTCCAGAGCGTCCGGCACCGGTACGAGTGGCTCTTCGTCGGCGAACACTGGCACCGCTGACACCGCTGCTGAGGAGGAGGTTTTGGCATACAATGCCTCTACTGCCTCTAGCACCGACATAGCTGGCATGGCGGATACCCCCAAGCTCTACTCGGACTTCTTCTACCTTGACACTGACGAGCGCCGTCGCTTCTCGCAGATGAGCCACGAGTACCTCATTGAGCAGCTCCAGTTCACTGGCAGCGAGGTCACCTCGACTCTCGGCAGCGATGCAGTTCCTTTCTCGATGAGACTCAATTTTAATCACCCCACCAAGGCCCTCTACTGGACCACTGAGCTCACTGGTGAGAATGACAAGGCCGTCAATCCATTCTACAATGGATGGCGCGAGACCGAGCCGGCGAACATCAAGGGCCTCGTTGCATCGGGTGACTATGCTGAGTACCACGACAACTGCCCCATCGACGACGTCCAGCTCCAGCTTAACGGCCACGAGCGCTTCAGTGTTCGCAAGGGGTCTTACTTCCACCTTTGCCAGCCATACCAGCACCACACCCGTGTCCCCTACGATCACTGGGTCGGTATGTACTCGTTCTGCCTCTCGCCTGAGGAGCACCAGCCCAGTGGTGCATTGAATTTCTCGAGAATTGATAATGCAAGCCTCAAGCTTAAGTTCAAGGCTCTCAAGAATGATGTTTCCCTCACCAGCCCCACTCGCACTGTTTACGTGTACGCCGTCAATTACAACGTGCTTCGTATTCTTTCGGGCATGGGTGGATTAGCTTTTAGTAATTAGTCTGGGTGGTCTAGCCTTCAAAATTATGTTCATAAAAATACAGAAACACACCAGGTGGAGTTGAAAAAATAGAGTTTTTTTCAAGAAAAAACATTACATTACTTTTGCAAAAACGTATAGGAGGAATATCAACCCTCCCATACCAAACCGCCCATATCTGGTGCTAACCCTACCATTTGATATTAAAGACAAGCATAATTCACGGATCATGTGAATTCATGGAGACCGGTGCACCCGAAGATCAGGTCATGGAGAACGAAGAGGAAGCAACCAAGAAATGTACAAACTGTTCGCGTGGTCCACAGCCCATGTCCGTGTTTACGAAGGACGGCAAGGTGCTGAATCGATGCTTGAAGTGTCGTGAAAAAGATTCCAGGCGCGGCAAAAGACCCGAGGTGAGAGAGAAGAAGTATGCTCACAACAAGATCACAAAACCGTGGATTAAATACCGCGAAAAACAACGGGAGAATGATGAGCGTGCGTTCTTGGATCACAACAATGAACTTGCACAGCAATGGAGAGAGGACAATAGAGAGCACGTCAGAGAATGGTCAAGAACTTCATTACACAAGAACTGGGACGCAAACATGCGCTCCGCCAAGGTTAAAGGAATCGAAATGGAGATATCCGAAGAGGAGTACAAGGAGTTGATGGTTCAGCCGTGCACTTACTGTGGCGGTCTAGACGAAACAAAGGGGTTTGGTGGCGTGGATCGATTGAATTCTAAACTTGGTTACACGGAAGATAACACTGTGAGTTGCTGCAAAGATTGCAATTACATGAAACTTTGCCTCGACCCGGTGACGTTTATCAATCGTGCTCGTCATTTTGCTTCAATTTCTACGAATTGCCTGGTTGGAGAAGATCATAGTGACGCGTGGTCAGGGGAGGTGAGAGTGACGAAATATTGGACTCATAAGAAATCGGCAGCCGCTCGAGAGATTGAGTGCACACTGTCACTGGACGATCACACACGTTTGGTGAATGGTTGTTGTGATTACTGTGGTAACAAGAGCGGTGGCATTGATCGTAAAGATTCAGATGTTGGTTACACGCTTGAGAATTGCGTGGCGTGTTGTAAGGAGTGCAATTACCAGAAGAAAACCATGAGTCCAGATGTGTTTCGTGACAAGATGGTTGAGATAGCAGAGTTTTGGGAGGGTCGATCGTTTGATTATTCCGGTCCCAAAGTAGTCAAGTCTTTCTGAATTAAAAAGAATTGTTTTATTCCCTGTTAGTGGTGATGCAAGAATTCTCAAAAATAACAACAAAGTTCTTATCAAAAAGACCGATTTGTGAGTCTGTATGTGTATTCAATGACCTTTTACGTGAGGAACAAATAAAACGAAATGCTCATATTAGCTGCCTTCCATTTGAGGTTGTTTTTCTGATTATGTATATGGTAGAAGGGAGCACCATAAACATCCATAGAAACATCCACAAGTACTTGAATGTTGTTGGAAAGAATCAAATAAGCATTATGAGAGAACATTCTCAAATGTTATCAACACGATGGCTGAAATTGAAAGCAGCATGCCGATCATTGATCGAAATGAACATAGATGAGTTTCCTATTATAATTCTGGCGCAAACTGATACACCAGCTCCCGCTTACACTGGTACGAACCTTGGACGTCACATACTATGTATACTGGAAGAAAATCACCAGCAGGTATTCAGAAATCAAGATAAATCATTGTACCAATTCAAAATATGTGAACATGCGGAAATATTTGATCAAGATATGAATGTAAGTGCTCACAAATGCGCTTTGGTTGTAAAGAATAGACAAAATCCCTTCAATGGAGTTGAAGAATTTGTTTCCATACAAATTAACACCGACGTTCGTAAGATATGGTGGGTGAACTGGTGGGACTCTTTTTATAGTCGTATAACCGCTTGATTAATTAACCACTATTTTCTTGTATTGAGTTTCCCATTTTTTCAAACGATTTTCCATATAGTCACTAAACATTTTAAAGAACTGTCCTATTCACAACGTTCCTAAGTGCATCTTGGTGACTGGTCGCTTTGTCATACGCAGTCCTTCTTTGTGCATCAACTGCGGAATTCTGCGTATCATAAACTTGTAGTCGTTTTTGTATCTCGTGGTCCATACGTGTCTTGGTACGTTCTGTATCACTTATGTTTATGGGTGGTCCCGGTCCTGACCTTCTCAGGTTCTCTTGTGTCAAAGGAACTATAGTTGGGGCCTCGCGATGCTTTCGTGAGCGCCTCTCGGGTGGAAATCCCATCTGAGCATGTCTTACATAATCTTTGACTTCATGTTTTGGATTTGTTTTGGCAGGTTTCCATGAAATAAATATCAAATTTGACCCTAGATATTCTGAGGAAAATCCCTCATTTCTAAGAGAGTGAATCATGTGGTTGAGCACGGACTTGGCTTCACGTAACGCACTACCAATCACCACCATTGGCACCTGGTAGACCAGGAAGGTTTGCTCAGGGTGCTCGTGTATGAACCGCTGTAGCCTAAGTTTACAAGCGTTTAAGTGTTTGTTGTGAGACTGGTGCTCTCGTGTGTAGTACATTCCGTTCGCTCTCGTGGCGTCTGAAGCGGTAAAACTGACATAGGAATCTTCTTCCATATTACTAGTTGGTCACAAAAAAAACGATCGAGTGTGTCCGCCCGCGGCATTCAACAGTCTGAGTACCAGCGCTTCCGGTGTCTCTCGACTGTTGTCCATGGAATATCAGGCGAACACAAGACTGATATAGGACTTGGAGAGCAGGGCGAGGGAAGTACATGTTTATGTTTCACAGGACGATTTGGTTGAGAAACGGTGCGACAACGATGAATTCACCCTGCAAGTAACGACATATATAGTGATATATCATTTTCTTTTTATGAATGTTTTGAGTTTCGGACAATAAAATCTATCACTACAGACGTCTGTGCACTTACTTTGTTTAGCAAAAAGAAACACAAAAGATAAAATAAGTAAGATTACAGCCCACAAATTAGATGGCAAATCATTCGGTGAAGTGTCGCACATAGGACAGCTTGAATAAGTTTGGATAGTACTTATGTGGACAGACTGTTTAGCAAGGGGTGTACCACTCGCCTGAATAAAAACTCTGTAATCAGCATACATAGCAAGTCTTGAAAACAATGCATCCAGTTGTACATCATATGGAGCTACCAGGTTTTTTATTGCTTTTTGACGCCCTTGTGGTGAAAACAAAAGAGCATGATTTCCCCAGTAGTATTCTGTCAAAACGTTAAAATTTTTGAATACTGATGGTATTGAGTTTTTTGACTTTGCATACATTATGGGTCCGAAAACAACCATATCATAATCAGATGAATTTATTATCATTTCATCTATTACTTTGGGAAGATTTGGTGATGGAATGCAGTCATCTTCACATATGAGTATTGGTCCATTGCCTAATTTCAATATTTTCAAGAAAGATAAAA